AACTGGTACTCCGTCAATTGAAATGCAAGAAGGTGCGACAACCAAAGCTGCCGCACTCATTGCTTTATATATAGTACTAAGACTTAAGCCTTTCAAGATATTCGCTATCTGTGGCTACCTCAGAATCATCCATCGAAGGAATGGCTCTCTCTACAGAGAGTTCAGGAAGAATAGAATCTGCGATCTGCTTCACTTCTTCGTAGTCTTCCAACTTAACCAAACCATGAATGTCATGTAGGCTGTCCATCCAGGCCGCAGTTTCGGCATCAGAACCAGCGGGGCTGGACTTGGGCCTAGGGGCGGACTGGTCGTACTTGGGCCATTGGCCCTCCATAGTCTTGATAATTTTAAAGTCATGACCCTCAGTAAGATCGGTGATATCACCGTAATCTTCGTCAAGCATGGCCCCAATCATCTTTTGAAAAAGCATGATCCCAATGGATAGGATCTTAACTTCGCCCGTTTCACGGTTTACAATGTTCATGTAATACCTATTGCGGGGCTTGATTTGACGAGCAGTTGCTTCGTCATCCTTACTGCCAGTCTTCCACAGACCGAAATAAGCCGTACAGAGAGGGCAATCCTCTCCATGGACTCTGCGGCAATGAAAATTACGAACCTGCCCATCATCTGTAGTAATGCGGTGAATCTTCGTCTCAGCGTAAAATTCAGCCTCATCATTGGGAGAGGGGAGGATACGAACAACATTCGTGCCTTCTTGGACTTGGAAAAAATTGTTCAGAAAATCGGAACTGGATCCCGTACCAGTACGAGTAAGTTCAGCATGCTTCTGACGCAGTTTTTCTAGATCAATTGCCATATTAGTTTCTCCAGTTATTTTAGTTTATTAGTTTTCAGAGGGATCCTCTGTCTTCTTATTATAGACCACTCACAAATTTCTTAGCGATAAATCTGAGTTTCTGCTCGGGAGTTTGCGGACAACTGAACCAGCATATCCTTCTTTTGCTCCAAAGACTGAACCAAATTAGTAATAAGATTTAGTTTAAAGTTTTGTGTTACAACCTTTTCGTGCAACTCACGATATTCGGGTTGTGAAATAACATATGCTTCAAGATACTTATCAGTAGCCTTCATATTTGCCAGTAGCCTGTCTTCACTCTCTCTCTTTCTAGTTTGTGCCATATACTGGGCTAAATCTAGTTGAGATCTTTCATACTCCTTGCGAGCAATAGCACGAAGCCCATTATAATACGAATACATTGAGGCTTGTCTACTCAATTCACCATCAATGTCATGTTTGTCTAATTTAACAATCTCATCTGAAATAGCAATATAACTATCCCAATTTAAATCTTTAAACGCTAACAAAAGCTTTTCAGCCTTACTTACTGTGCCCATATTTTATATTCCTTATCTGTTAATTTAATTAAACTACCATCGCTTTGCCATAAAATCCAATCCCCCACCTTACCATGAAGGCTACAAACTCCTTGAACGCCGACAGTATTAGATTTAGCCAAGCAAAACTTGTTAGGACATTGATAAGCCCATACACCCTTAACTCTGGTCCACGCAAGCCCCTGAGGTGCAAACTCATTAGGTCTAGGCGTAAACATTATAAACCTATTCATCTTTACCGCATTCCCCTGTTTAGGGGAACCATAACCACCCATACTAGCATAAGGCATTAGTCTTCCTCTTCCTCAAATATATCCATTGATTCAGTCATACGCAAGGTTCCATAATTCACATTAATAGGAACAATAAACCTCTGATGACTGTTACGCGATTTCATCACATATGCTCTCATAAAACCATTCTCAAATTCTTCTTCATTTTGGTTTAACGAAAGAGCGAAATCACAAGTTCGAATTTTGCCATACGCATCGGCTAATTCAACATCAGTAATTACCTTCACACTTCTCCCCTGTCGGTTAGTCTGCGTTGCAGTCCATACCAAACAATCATTTTCTACAGCCAAGCCACGAAATTCTTCTGATATCCGTTGTTGTGCTTGATACTCTGCCATACCTTCTCTAGAAGGACGCATAAGTTCCAAGTAATCAATAACGATTAGATCAGGTTCAAAATCTTCATAGTTTTTCAACTGAACCAACAAAGCCCGTACACTATTTACTGTGGCTTGACCAGTTGGGAATTGTTTAATTACTAACTGGCTGGAAGGGTACCTTCCACAGAACTGTTCTATACGCTCATGAAGAACATTCTGCTGTGTTTTAAGCTGCGTCTGCGGTACCAGCGCCATAACCGAGTCAAACCTCTGGGCGATCTTGTCCTCAGACATTTCTAGGGAAAGATAGAGAACCTTTCTGCCTTCCATTAGAGCCTCGACACTCTGGTTGACCAAGAATAGGGATTTCCCTACTCCAGGCGGAGCGACAACCATTGCCAACTCTTTCGCGCTAAGCCCACCCTCCAGAACCCTATTAAGAGAAGGTAGGAAAGTCCCATACCTATCAGAAAAATCCTCATCAAAAACTCGCTTCCAGCGATCCTTAATTGACGGAAAGTATACCTGTCCGTAATCTACTGTCCTGCATACAGTTAATGCCTTCCTAACTTTTTCCTCAATCTCTTCGATCCTGTCTTCCTTCAATAACCCAATGCTATCCTTAATCGCTTCCTTCATAGAAGCCTTACGAGCAAAATCCTCTACCAGATCTAATAAATAATCAGGATTTTCTAAAGAGGAGGCATCCAACCCATTGACCATAAGAATCTCATCCTCGTAGTCAGAAAGACTCTCCGAAGCAACCTTCTCTTTACGAGCTTCTTCGATGATTATCTCATCATTGGGAAGTTTAAGATATTCTTCGTAATGATCTCTAACAATACTGAAAATTCTGGCGTGGACTGGGAAATCAAAATACTCAGGCTGAACGAGATTCACTATCTGGAGGTAGAAACCCCTGTTTGACTTCAGCAGGTAAAGAACTCCCCGTTGGAGATTTTCACTAAATTCGTATTTCATGGTAGTTATAAGTTTTGACTAGGGTTTCTGGGTTTAGTTACATCGAGTCCTGCCTTTTTATAGACTTGCTCGGTCAAATTTTTCATGTTTTTCCGTCTTTGCCGTACCTTATCTGGTGAGTGGTGAATAAGTTTTCCATCTTCTGCTAATTTCTCATAATTAGGAGTATATGAGGAGTAATGTTCGGATCCAGTTTGCATTCTTTCTTTACTTGCAGAAATGGATTCTTTATAAAAAGTATCTGCTTGACCCTTATCCATACCATGTCTAGCGTAATCTTCTGCTTTATTCTGGTTTGTGGAGAAATCAATTCCTCTAAAACTTACAGATCCAATTTCGTAATTGCGTTCGCCCTTCTTGTAGCACTTTGGGCACATGGAACTTTTATCCACCTCAGATACCTCTCTCAGTTTTTCCCAAGATATATCACAACTGGTGCAAGCAAACTTATAAGTAGGCATTATCCACAATCTCCGCCAGCAATGGAACAGGCCATACCGTCAGCAACGGCCTTTTCCACTTCATCTACCTGAGGTTTATTTAGGTAATCATCTACCGACATGGCTGTTAAGGGTTCCTCTCCCTTGGACCCAGCCTTATAAACAGTAAGACCTTTAAGATAGTGGGAGTATTCCAAAGCAGTATCAGCCAAATCAGAAGCTTCAAAAGTCTCAGGAAGATTAATGGTCTTACTGATGCAAGAATCCATGTACCGTTGTATAGTAACTTGTACACGAATGTGCTCTTCAGGTGTTACATCATAAGCCCCAACGAAGGTATCTAAAGGTTTATTTTCCTTAACAAATTCGTCAAACAGGGGGTCAACCACCACAACCTTCTTGTTAACATTCCCATCCCTATACCGTCTGAGATAGACGGGGGCAAAGATAGGCTCAATACCAGAAGATACGCCCATAAGCATGGAAATGGTACCGCACGGAGGTATAGTCAGCATAACTGCATTCCTTATGCCGTGCTGCTTTATAAGCATGCGGATACGGGCTGGCAAAGTTTTAGCAAAGTCCTGGGACAGGTACGCCGTAGAATCAAACTCAACGAACGATCCCTTATCCCTGGCCGTGTATACAGACTCTTTGTATGCCTCGTCTCTGATAGTGGTAAATAACCTGTCAAGGAATTCTAGGCACTTCTCAGATCCATACAGAATTCCCAGTTTTATAAGCATATAATGTAACCCTGTTACACCCAAACCAATACGCCTGGATCTTTGGGCAACCTCTTCGCAAGTCTTAGTTGGAAAATGGTTTATGGTTAGGATGTTGTCTAGAAAGCGCACACCAGAGCGTACTGTACGAGCCAACCGTTTCCAATCAACCTCACCATCGGTAACCATGTTGGAAAGATTAACATTTCCTAAGCAGCAATTACCATAAGAAGGTAAGCTAATTTCTCCACAAGGATTAGTAGAATCTAGACTTTCAAAATAGCTTACATTAGTATAACTGTTGGCAAGATCAATATTGTAAATACCAGGATCTCCTGACTCTACCGAATTGGTCCAAATTTTGTTCCACAGGTCCTTGGCTTTTAGATCTACTTTCCCCATCATGGAAAAAGTATCCGTGAACCCTTTCCTGTGATGCTGTAAAGCCCGCTCAGTAGCATCCTCTTCGTCAAGGGCTACAACATTAATAGTATCAGAACTTCCATCTTCGGAAGTTCTAATTAATTCATAAACATAGTAGTTCTTATTGTTAAAGGTAAAGTACCAATCCTCGCCCAACTCGCAAGCGTTAATAAAATCATTAGTAATGGCTACAGAAATATTAAAATTGTTCAATTCTCCCTTATCCAGTTTGACATGGAGGAACTCTAGGAGGTCTGGGTGAGTTATATTTAAAATGCCCATCAGAGCGGTACGCCTACTGCCACCAGACCGCACATGACATCCTATCTCATTAATCATTCGCATAACAGAGATGGCACCTGGGGCTGAGTGCTTATTATTTTGTATATCATCCCCTTTAGGACGAATCTTCGAGAAATTGAACCCTATACCACCACCAGCACAAGAAATCTTGTACATATCATCAATAGTTTTACCTATCGAGATGACAGAATCTTCAGGAATGATAACATAACAATTGAGAAGATTGTGCTTACCAGCATTACGCCCGGAACCGTAAATAATGCGTCCTCCAGGGATGAGATCACCAGACGATATCGCATCGTAAAACTTTTTTTCGTATTTTTCTTTGTCCTCATCTGATTCAGCGGAGGCTGCTGCTTTTGCAATAACCTTAGCCCTCTCCGACCACTTTGTTTCGCCAGGGTAGGCGTATCTCTTTTCGAAAATTTCTTGACCTAGATTGTTTAACTTTACTATGCTCATTTTGTTGCCTTTCTCAAGTGGGAAACCCCTCCCTTCTTAATAATAGTAAGCCGGGACGCATTATCAAAAAGGGTTTTGAAACTCTTATTATGGGTAATAAGAAAGATAGTTTTGTCCTTCTTTAATTCCTGCAATAATATATATAAACCTTTAAGACCGTCTTCATCTAAGTTCTCTGCTACTTCATCGAAAAATAACAAATTACTTTGCTCCTTCTCTGTAAGAGCTAGTAGGCTCTGTAAAGCGAGCATTACGGCCAAATTTATTTTCCTCTTTTCACCACCAGACAGGGAAATATACTGTGTAATTTTTCCATTGATGGTGAGGGACTCATTTAACTCTTCGTTAAAATGTACAAGCATCTGCCCATTCGTCATATAGGCTAGATAAGTATTACATTTTTCATTAAAATAATCAAGAATATTTCTTATAATATATTTGATGAGGCCAGACTCAGAGAAAGCTTTTTCCCAGAAGCGCATGACTTCATAGTTTCGCGTATTCTCAAGCTTGACTTTATCTGCCTCCACAATGCGTATATCCAGATCTTCCAGAAGTTCATTATAGGTGTCCTCCTTGGAACATAACTCCCTATACTCCATATAGTTGGAATACTGGCTGGAAGACATGGGTATATTAATGGCCTCTAGACGCTTCTCCAAGTTTACTAATTTTTTAGAGATTTTCGAAATATCGCCATCGGCGGCGCGGAGAGATGCAGAGAGTAGGTCCTTATCTATTGGCCTGTCGCTTCCACAGGTGGGGCATACTGTGCTACCCTTCTTGACCGTGGCACGAATCTCCGTAGCCTTTCTCCGTAACCCCTTCCTGTCAGTAAAAAGATCCTTGCCGTCCCTCTCCAACTGCCTGACCTCGGCCTCGGCATCCAGAATATCCTCCAACTTAAGATTAAAATCTACAGTTTCATAGCTGTAACAGGCTTTATCTTTCTCCAACTTTTTTAACTTCTCTAAGATAGTTCTTCTAGAGGAAGAGTGTTCGTCAATAACAGCAAGTTTCTCCTTAATGATGGAGTTGAATCTAGATTTTAGTCCACGAATTTTATCTCGCTTAGAGAATAGGTCTTCCAAATTGAGAAAGTTCCTTATGATGGTTCTCTTATCTTCTGGGGTAGACCCAAGGAAATCTACATTGTTGTGCTGACCAAACACCATGCTAGCCATGAACACCTTGTAGTTGGTGTTAAGAAGGGACTCAAGTATCAATTGAGTATCAGACATGTGCGACTGGGTATGGGACACGCCATCTATGACAACCTCTAGCTTGGAGGGCTTCCTGCCTCTGGTGACTACGATGTTGTCATTGATAGTAACAGTAACAGCACAATTCTTCTTCGCTATATTGTTGACCAAAGCCTCTTCATTACTCTTACGTATGGTCTTTCCAAACAGTCCCCAAACAACAGCCTCAAACAAGGCACTCTTACCTGCCCCATTTGAACCACCAGTGTCTAAGTTCTTACCCTTGACAATAACTATACCACCATACTCATCGAAGGAAACCTTGATGTCTTTGATGGAGTAGAAGTTTCGTATTTCTACAGAATTAATCTTCATTTAAACGTCTGTAACCTTCAAGTAAGTCTGCCTTATCTATTTGAGTGTCGCTACTCTCTATATAATCGTCAATGATAGCCTCATTAATAGAGAACAGCTGCCTGTCTGGGACGAAAGTACTCTGGGCCTCCTTCTCACTCAAGATAGGTCTAAATTTTATATCTAATTGGTTTACTGAACACAACTCGCTGATCTCATCAACAAGAGAAGCAGTATTTTCCTCCCCAAGTTTGTTCACAAAGACCCTGAGGTGTGTGAAATAGTTTGGATCGTTTATTACATCAAGCTTATCCACCACCTCTTCAAGACCGCACACCACATGTCTTATACCATGGGTCACCTTCTTGAACTCCCACTCTCCACCATCAACTTGGACTGCGTAGTAGCACTCCTTCAAAGCGTCACCAAAGTTAACAGAATAAGGGGTGCCCAGAATGGTAACCCCTCCCACCTTATTAAACTTATGAATGTGACCTAGAAGGGTGGTATTACTGAAACAAGAAAGATCAATGTTAAAATCATGGTCCCCCGTGGAGTTCAAGCATCCGTTGTATCCAAAGTGTCCGAACACTGTGTTCCCCTCAGGGACTTTAGACAAAGCCTTTTTAATAGTCTCTGCATTCTCATAGTGAGGAATGAATGTCCACCTTCCAAAAGTTTTTGTGTGAGTTATAACATGGACTCTTTCGCTAGCAAATAAGCTGAGCGCAGTAACCCCATCGTCAGCCTTTGTCTCGCTGTCATGGTTGCCCCTCAACAACCACACACGGCACTGAAAAGCAGCAAGCAACCTTCTTAAACCTAACAGTACTGTAGGTGTAGGTCGCCTAGACATAAAGACATCACCCATGATGATGAGGTCGTGAGGTTTTTCCTCATCATAAATTTTAATGAGGGAATCTATCTGTGCATCCAAATACCCCTGCCTGGGGTTAGACAGGTGCGTGTCAGTTACTATTAACGTTTTACCCATTATATTAATTCCCCGACCACGCTACAAAACTATAGCGAGTACCCTCAGTAACGGGAACTCCCCTGTGCATATGAGTAACCCTCCCAGGAAAGGTAACAGCGTGACCCTTAGGGAGATCCTCAGAACTCAGTATCCTCTCCTGTCTCTTCCACTCCATGCCTCCACCAGAGTACCCATCATTTAACGAACAAGTTAAACTGACTGGTCTAACATCATGGTGAAACTCTAAAGAAGAATGCTCCTTCTTTGCCAAGGAGTCCTGTAAATCTTTATCGTACTTTATAACAAAAATATCTCTGTAGTCCTGACAGTAGAAGAAGTCCCACAGGTACGCAGAAACTAACCTCCAAGTCTGATTCAAATAGCATGACACCAGCATTCCTAGATCTAATCCTATATCCATGAGACCTATCTCTGGTGCTGGGTAATTATCCCCTGCCGAGAACCTCCATTCGTTTACCTCCAAAAGTTCTTCCAGAAGGAGGTCACAGAACTCTTCGGAGAACAGAGGGAAAGAAAAAACATCATCAGCTCTCCTTCTAAGAAGAGTGCTAAGATGGGGGGTATCATCCAAAGGAGTGGAGTCCCCTCCTAGATGCTCCCAATCAGGAACCCCAACAGGGAAGCCCAAGGGGTACAGAGGAGCAATAGCCTCCCTGAACTCTGGGTGGATAGCAAATTCATAGTCATAGGTATACAACTTTGAATCAGTAGCCTTACGGTGCCTAAACCCATCGCATACATAAGTAATATCCCGTGAATCCCAAAAGGAGGCACGATATATCTCACTAAAATCAGGACGAAGAGCATCCTGGGATCCAGCGATGTTAGACCACATTGCTCCTAGCATATCAGGATGATCAAGCATGCCCCAAGCTCCTCTCTATCTCTTGAAGATTAGAGACACTACCCTCAGCATACTCTACTTCCATACCATCCCCGAAAGATTTACCTACTATAGTTTCAATCTCAAAGGGGACTAAAAAGTTTACATCAAAAATACTCTTAAGATGAGGGCACTCTACCATGTGAATTTTAGCAAGAGTAACGGCTCTCTCTAACTCATCGTAAGGTACCACCAATTCCAATGAGTCGTGAACAGTAGAAACCACCTTGGATTTCATATTAACAGCCTTATAGTGCTGGCTCAAACCTAACAGAGCAAAGAGTAAAATATCAGAAGAGGTACTCTGAACTATAAAATTGAAACCTTGCCTCAAAGACCTGTGCTGCACCCCTTTATCTTTGGAGGATATGTCATTAAGATTCCTCCGTCTACCAAATATAGTATACGCATATTCATTCTCCCTGACAAAGTTATGAACATAATCCATAAAGCGAAACACCCTAGGATAAACTTCTTTGTAAGAGTTAACTACACCCTCGGCTCGTTTGATAGAGATACCCATTGTCTCAGACAAATTAAATGCCCCACCACCATATACAATCAAGAATGATACAGTCTTAGCAAGCTGTCGCTCTTGTTTGGTAACCTCATCAATGGATTTATTAAACAACAAGGAACCAGTGTACGAATGCAAGTCCTGGCCACTATTAAAAGCGTCAATCATGCCCTGTTCTCTGGACAGGTGAGCCAATACACGGAGTTCCATAGTAGAATAGTCTATGGTCACGAAGGCGTGGTCCTCAGGGGGTACGAAGATTGACCTGATATTGTTTTTGGTTTCTCTGGGTAAGGTATGGAAGGACACTCCCATAGCCTTCTCAGCGGTGTAGGCCGCGCAACTTAAGCGCCCAGTAGCGGTACCGTCAAACCTGTAATCCACATACACCTTGTCCTTACCATTGTAATCAATAGCATTCGTAGTGCCCCGTATGTATGTTTGCTCTAATTTTTGAGCCTTCCTGAGGTCTAGAAAATTTGATATAAAGTCCTTAGACTCACGGAGTTCTTTCAAAGACATATCCTTAAGTAGAGCCTTACTTATAGCCTTTCCTTCTTCTCTGTGCCTCCACTTAGACATTACTTACTCCTTCTAGCAAGTTCTTCATTTATCTGACCTAGAAGAATCTTAAGAGTGGGGGCTGAAACAGAGGGTTTCCCCTTGGCTGTCCTATCAGGAGGATACAGATTGAACCCGTCCTCCCTGGTGTACAGGATCTGTACAAGATCATTAGTAGAAGAAAGATTATCATCTTCCATAACTTTGTCCGAGGAATAAACAGTCTCTTCTATTTCCAGGCAAGCCTCTTGAAGTTCCCCACCTACCTCGGCAAGTTTCTCCCTGGAAACATTAAGGCCATCGTACTCCATCTCCGAAAACTCCTCAGTTAGTGGAGAAATAAGGCCATCATACAAAGCGGTCACTCCCAAGCCCTCCAGCCTTTCTTCAAACAATTCGAACAACTTAAGGGTGAAGTAACTATCCATGGCGTTCCCCTCTGCACAATCCACAAGGGAAATGCTGCCCCAATCAAACGCCTTAGGGTTATCTACGGTAAGCATCAGAGGGTACCTAACTCCTGGGGGAAGTACATCTTTACCAAGTCCTTCAAACCCTTAGGGGATGTTTCGTTTATAAAGTGGTGCATGATTTTAGTGTCCCACACATTCTTAAACCTGATCCCGTATCTCAGCAGGAACTTCTGGTCGAACTTACTATTGTGGAGAGCCTTCTTGTTGTTAGGATTAGAGGACACTAGGCTCAACCACTTTATAACAGCAAACTTTTCTCCGTCTTGCATTGGAGAATCGTTGTGGTCCAAAGGTAAGACAATGTTATCTTCTCCACAACTTATGGCAACGGTAAGGATGTCATCAGTAAGAAAGTTCAGCCCAGTGGTTTCTATATCAACTGCAATAGGATTGTCAGTATCAATAAGATAGTTGTACTCATCCAACTCATCAAAAGAAGTAATTAATTTATATTTAAAATCAGATGATTGCTCTTTATGGGCTATGTACATGTCATAAGCATTTTTAATATCCATATCGAAAAGATACTTGTGACTAGGCTCCTTAATTATAGAAAATGGGTGGAACAAGGGTACCACAATGGAGCAAAAACCAGACTCAGTAGTGTACTCAAATGCTTTCCCCCTCTTGTTGGTTATTCCAGACTTTTTTAGTAACATCTTCATAGCAAGATTGCCACAGGCAAAAATGAGTAGGGGTTTAACATGATCAACGGTATCGGAAAGATGCTTACGGCATATGTTCATGTTATCTGGGGACATATCAGACTCTTTGACCCCTGGGCACTTAACAGAAGCAGCAAATGCTACGGTGTCCTTGTCCATCATGCTAGTAGCAAGGGTAATAACATCGTCAATCTCCTGCCTCTTGAAGGCAGATGTCTGTCCGAAAGAGTACTTTATTGAGTCTGACAGGAACAAAATGTCGGCTTGAGGCAACGTTTCATAATCCATAACGGAGTGTATGGGTTTATTTTTCTCAAGTATGGAGCAGCCTTGGCAGTCAGTATTCTGTCCGCACACATCGAATTCATCGAAAAGATTTTCTAGGTTGTTCATTCTACTATGATAGTATATGCCATCAAAAAATTATATAGACAATAAAAGGTTCGAAGAACTTATAAAACTGTACAAAAAGGATCCAGAGACTCACGAAGAAGAACTTATTTCCTTATTTGATCTACTAATAACCAACATCCTACTGTCCTTTAATTTTAAAGTTGACAAGGATGATGCCAAGCAAGAATGCTTTGTCCTAATCCTCAAGGTCCTAAAAAACTTTAACCCTGAACATGGAAGCGCTTTCAATTACTTCACTACCGTGATTGTTAACAACCTTAAGTTAATTTATACAAAAAACAAAAGGTATGTTGAAAAAATCAATGAGTACATGAAAAGAAAAAGCGAACTAGACATGTAACTTAGCATAGATCATGGGAAGGTAGTCTAAGGTGGATACCTTGTCCTTCCTAATCATCACCAGATGAGGCAGTTTGGTGGTCTTAAAGATCACAAACGAGTGGGGCATAGTAAAACTGTTTATAACATACAGCCTTACCCCTTCTTCTGAGTTCTGGTACTTCTCCTTTAGGGCTGAGACTAAATTAGTGCAAGCATCATCCCACAAGGAGGTGAACAGAAGGTAAACGATGAACTTATTCCTCTTCTGATCCTTTAGGATCTTGTTGAGGTCGTTTTCCCTTTGGAGGAACTCTAGTTTAAAGGATTTCACTCTTCTTCGGTACTGTCAACGACTTCGACCATCCCCTCAGGATCGTCAAAACCAACCGACGCAATTTCGCCTGATGTATCAAAGGAAAAACCAGAAGCCTCAAGTTCTTCCCGATGATCGTCAATGTAGCTCTTTGTCATCTCAATGAGTTGTTCG